AAACTCAAGGAAGTGTTTTAGGTGCAGTTAAATCCGTATCTAATACATGGATTGATACATACAAAGATCGCTTAAGAGATTTCGAAGATGAAGACTGTGTATATTTAATTCAACAACTTCATGGTCGTATTAAATCTTTTATGAAAAATATTGCAAGTCTATATTATGAAGCATATGAAAATAAATCCCAATATATAACTTATGCATCCGATGACTATTCAGATACTGGTTATAGATTGGCAGATACAGATAATCTAATGGCTGAACGTATTATAGATAAAGCTGTAAATATTGCATCTACAATGTCCGTAAACTATAAGTATTGTAAAATGTCTGCTGACTCATTGGTTAGAACTGATGAAATTAAAGACATCATTGAATATATTATTAAAAATGATACTAAACAACTCACTGAAGTTCGTGAATATATTAGTTTATTGGTTTATACATACTTCGCTCAATCTAAAGACAAAGATGTTAGAACTGCAAACTTTATTAAGTATTCTATACAACCTAAACCGAATACTAAAGATAAGAATATTTTAAGAATAAAAGATATTACAGAAAACTGGTTAATGCAGGCGTCTAAACGATATATTCATAGACGTAATCGTATAGCTACAAGAAATAGCTATACTAGATCAGTTGTCATGTATTTCGCATTACTTATTCATTATAGTGCTTTATAATTTTATATGTCTATGGAGTTGAACTCCATAGACATTTTATTTTTTTTTTGCTCATATATTATAACTGTGTATTTAAAGGTCATTTGTTTTTATTATTTAGGAGGAAAAAAGAAATGACAAAAACAATTGAAAAGAAATTTAAAATCGATGATTTATTTGTTGGGAAATATGAAATGTCTAGCATTCTAGATTTTCCTGAAGATCATGTATATGATGAACTTGTACCAATAGTTGGAGTATTGGTTGGTAGATTATTAGAAATCTACTCATTACAAGAAGTACAAGTATTTTTAGATATGCTAAATAAGACATATGAAAAATCATTTAAAATTATTTATAACCCATCTACGAATATAACTAGCTTTTATGATTCACATGATCACCCAACTTATAATATGGAAATTATTATAAAATTGATTGTAAAAAATATTTATAGATATTTTGGAATAAAGTCTAATCCTTTAGATGAATCATATATAGTTGATAAATATCTACGAAAAGATATCAAAGAGTTTGATGTTAAAAATACTGGATTATACGATACGGTGCAAAAAGTATTAGATTTTGATTTCTTCTATTATTATAATAATTTAAAAGTATTATATAATATAGAAGGAGAACCTAAACCTGTAGTATTTGATCAATCTTATAAACACGTTATAAATAAGATCGATTTATTGACTCAATTTGTTAAGAAGATGAATCCTGGGATTGATTATAGAAGAATATATCAATCTTCTAGAGATTTAGGATCTTATGTATTAGAATTACGTAGTGTATTAGTTAAGAATATTAGATTTAAAATGGCCAAAGAAGGTCTTAATAATACGGAGTTTAAAAATGACTATGTAGAAAATATGATGAGAGCAACTGAATCTATCCTATTTATGATGCAAACTGATATTAGTGATAATGATAATGAATTGGTGTCATATGAAAATGAAGAATTTAAACAGACTCTAGAAAAATATACAGACATCTTATCTAAGTTATATGGTACTGATTTTAGAAAAAAATGTACACTTTTTTCATTATTTGAGGATGAGGCATTTATGCAGGCTAGATATGTGACAGGTGAACTAAGACTAGCAGCTTTAGATCTTTGTATTAAAAAATTTGATGAAATGCAATCTAAGTAATTGAGTTACTATATAGGAGGCAGTTTATTCTGCCTCCAAATATGGTTTATTTTTTTTTACTCATATATTATTATCATGATAGTAGAGCATAGTTGCTACTATATTGGTCATTCTTAATATACGGAGGAAAAAGAAATGACAGACATCAAAGAAAAAATTGTAAATAATGAACTATTTACAGGTGAGCTAGCGTTAGCTAAGACATTTGAAATTGATTCATCCAGACTTAATGAATCTACATTCGTTGATGAAAAGTTAAAGATACTAAGTGATGTATTACGATATATTGGATATGAATATGGATCGTATAAGTGTGGTAAGTTTGTTGAAAGATTGAATATAACTTATCATGATCTATTTAAAATAACTTTCAATGATAATTTTGAAGTTGTGTTTAAAGAAACAAAATTTGGAAAGATAAATTTGGATTTATGTCTGAGAATCATTTTCAAAAATTTATACCAAAATTTCAAATTAAGCCATTATGGTGAATTTGATATAGAAAATTGTATTATTCACGATGCATTATATTCTACTGCTAAAAGTATTAATAAATCAAAAGCTGAGTTTGTAATAAATATAATCATTAGAATAGTTAATATGGAATTCTTTAATTCGTATTACGATGATTTATTCAATACAACTGGTAAATCCTTACCATTTGATACTAGATTTAAACAACTAGCATTGGAGCTATCATTGGTTGGAGATTTTATTAAAGAAATTAATAGCAACTTCCATGATACTGTTATTTATAGTAATTGTAATAATCTTGGTGAATATACTCTTAAATTAAGAGATGAGTTAATAGATATTATTAAGCTTAAAACAAATCAAAAAACTATTAATAATAGAAATATTAAACTATCAGCAGATGTAGCATATTCTATAATTAATTTAATGGAATATGAACTCAATACCATAAACGTTTCTATGACTTATGACTTTTATGTAAAAAATATTATAGATAAAAATATAAAACTGTTAAATGAATTTTGTAATAGAGATCTAAGTAAAGATAGTGAACAACTTAAAATGTTATTAGATGGTAAAGAAGTTAAAATAGATGATTTCATTAAAGATATTAAATTAACAGTGGATAAATATTTATTTAGTTAATTTATAGGAGGCAGATTTATTCTGCCTCTTTTTTTATTTTTTTTTCATTCATATATTATCATCATGATAGTAGCACAGTTGCTATTATGTAGTCATTTTTTAATATACGGAGGAAAAAGAAATGACAGACATCAGAGAAAAAATTTTAACCAATTCATTATTTACTGGCGAGCTTAAACTTGCCAAAACATTTGAGATTGATTCAACTAAACTCAATGAATCTAAATTTATTAATGAAAAGAATAAGATCATGACTGATGTAATGCATTATATTGGATATGAATATGGTATGTCTAAGTGTGATGTATTTATTGAAAGAATGAATAATGCTTATTTTAATTTATTTAGGATAGACCGTAATATTGGTAAATATGAGATTAAACAAACAAAAACTGAATTTGGAGAACTCAATATTGATTTATGTTTAAGAATGGTATTTAAACATTTATACAAAAATTTTGATTTATCAGCATTTGGTAATTGGAATGCGGAATCAACTATGATTTATGATATTTTATATAATACTGCTAAAGGTGTTAATAAATCTAAAGCTGACTTTGTACTAAACGTAATTGTTAGAATTGTAAATATGGAATTTTTTAATGCTAATTATGATAATTTGTTTAATACTAAACATAGATCTCTACCATCTAGTATGCCATTTAAACAACTAGCATTAGAATTATCATTAGTTGTAGATATTTTAAAGGATAAAAATAAAAGTTTTAATGCTACTGAATTATATCGTGAATGTAATAATCTTGGTGAATATGCTTTTAAATTAAGAGAAGAGCTAATAAAAATCATCAAGGATAAAATCAATCCTGAATTTTATTCAACTACTGTACATAGAACAGCTTCACTTGAAGTTTTAAAGTCTATAATTAATCTATTAAATTATGAACTAATTCATTTAGATTTAACTATGGATTATACACCTGATGATGTAAAGAATGTATTTACTAAAAATATAACTCTAATAAATCAATTTATTAATAGAGATATAACTGAAGAATGTGAAAAACTTAAAATGTTATTAGATGGTAAAGATATAAATAAATATGAAGCCTCTAAAGAAATTAGATTTGTGGCTGAAAAATATTTATCTTAATATTTTATAGGAGGAAATTAAAATGGTAAACTTTTCCGATGTAGCAAATGGGGATATCTTCAAAGGTAGCATAAAATTAGCAAATATTCTGGATATAACTCCAGAGTATGCTAAAGAAAATCAAGAAGATGAAAATAAATTATTATATTTCATAGAAATTCTTAATGCTATCGGTAGACGTTATGAAAAGCTGTCTGATTTTCCAGGACTTAGACAAAATTGTGAAATATATGATTCATTAGTTAAACTTTTGAATGATGTTAACTACTACGGATTAAGTATTACAGCTCATTATAATGGTACTAATCAAATAGTATCTCTGAAATTAGATTATTCTAATGATTTAAATCCTTTAATGTGTTTGGATATGGCAATCCATCTTATTTTAGATAAAGCTGGGTTTGGCCTTTTCGATTTTAAACGTATGGAAGAATTTATTAGAAGAGATGCTACACCAGAATTACTTAAAGCTAAAATTGTCAATATGTTAATCACTGGTGAATTATTTGTAGCTTCATATTCTATCTATGAATACAAAGTCTTCTCCAAAGGTATTGCTGATTTAATGAGCTTTGTTTCTGAATTTTGCAAAATTCCTGATAATGAATTTAGCACCAATAATTTAGTAAACAAATCTATCAATGATGCATTATTAGTAGTACGTGCATATATTATTAATACTCTTAAGATTAGACTTGAAAATAATGCGGACTTCTATTTTATAGAAGAGATGGAAAAAACTTACGGATCATGTGAGCATATTATCAATAACGCATTATATTCAGTTGATGATGATAAATTTATCGAGTCAATAGTCTTAGTATTAAATAAAGTATATGAAGAGAACTTTGATAAAGTGTCTGATATTAAATTCACTGTAGAAGATGCTAAAGTTTCTCTAGGCCTACTCACTAAAAATTATCTAATTAGAGAAAAGATAAGAGAGGTATATCTAGGAATTAAACCAAATAATTTATATGATAACTTTGAATAATCATATTGATTGCTAATATATAATAAATTGACCCATGGGAGTTATTCCCATGGGTCTTTATTTTTTTTGTAAAACTCTACTTT